ACCTGTATGCAAAACTATTGGTTTACACTCCCATTGACTCAGATGATGATTGTGTAAAGGTCTTTGAGAGAATTGACAATGATGGTGTTTACCATGCTGACAGTGAGAACCTGATCAGGATAGCCAATATAAGACGGGCAGGATTCAACATACATCCGGCCATCAACAAGAAGATCATTTACGGAATCGGGCAGGTGAAAAACTTTAAAATCCATCTTTGCCGGGATGTTGATGCCAAGAAAGAGGCCGACAATTACAAGTTCAGGATGATCAACGGGATAAAGCTGAATGAGCCGATTGATAAATTTAACCATATGTGGGATGCAATCAGGTATGGGGTAGTGAATAATTGTACTGGATAAATCAAAAACAGAAACCAATGACACAAATCGTGAAAGCAGCAGAATTAGTGCTAAAATTTAATGAACTTGGTATGCCATATTTTGAGGCAGTACAGTGCGCCATAATTGCGGTGAAGGAGATAATGAATTGCGCCTCAAATATACAGGATGCGTTTATTCAGAATCAAATTGAATGGTACTGGAACGAAGTCTTAACCGAACTTGAAAGGATGTGATATGACACAAGCAGAACGAATATCAATGAATGTTTGGAATGACATAATAGCTATGCCTAAAAACCAACATCGAGGTATAAGCTATTCACAACTTGAAAAAGTTATTGAAAAGGCATTAACACAACATAAACAATCAGAGTGTAATCATTTCTTTCCAGAAACTAAGTTGGGATATGTTAGTTGTGAATTATGTGGAATAACCAAAGAAACACCACTTTGCCCTGACCGGATCTGAATTAGAGTTTAGCTCCCTTTCATAACTTCCCTATCTGATTAGATAACTTTTGAAATATCCCCATTTTTTAGTATATATATTTGGCGTGGTCAATTCAGAGAACCATGCCATCAAAGCTCCGTCAAGTCCTTGCAGCCAAAGCCTATAACCTGATTTCAGGCGAAACAAAGGTCCTAAAGTTCGGCAAAGGTTATTTTTATACCACTTCAGCAACCAGGCTCATCAAAGATGTGAAGGGTATTAATGGTCAGGCAAAGGCCTATGACTATTGCGCTCCACTGAACGCTATCATTAACCGAAAAGCCGAAGCCTTCTGCAATGGTAAATGGTGGATGCTGGATAAGGATGGCAAAGAGGTAACAAACAGTTACGCAAAAGGCCTTCAGGAGTTACTATCCACCCCGAACCCATTACAGTCATGGGATCAGTTCAATGCCCAGGCTAAGATTTATGAGCAGGTATTTGGCGAAGTGTTTATCTTCGGATTAACCCCGGCAGGATTCACCGGTGTAGAGAACATAAAAGCACTCTGGGTTATCCCCAACTGGATGATGGAGGTAAGGCTGACAGGGAAACATCATTTCCAGACTCAGCTTGGCGAGATTGTCAAGGGTTACTTCCTGACATCCGGATCAGCAGCCATCGAATTGCCGATGGAGAACGTCTTGCATATCCGGGATAACAACCAGAATATTGACAATGCCATTCTTGGAAGGTCCAGGCAGCTCGCTCTTCAGGATCCCATCAGTAACATTGTGGCAGCGTACGAGGCAAGGAACGTGCTGATCACCCGTAAGGGAGCAATCGGCATCCTGTCAAATACATCAAGAGATGTTGCCGGAGCGAAGCCCATAAAGAAGGAGGACAAAGACGACCTGCAGGATGACTTCCGGTCCTATGGACTTGGTAAAGATCAGGCTCAGGTAATCATCACCAATGCCCAACTCAGGTGGCAGTCAATGACATTCCCGACCAGGGACCTGATGTTATTCGAGGAGATCGAGGATGATGTCAGGCAGATATGTGATAGCTATAACTATCCAATGCACCTGCTTGGATTCAAAGCCGGCACCACGTTCAGTAACATGAACGAGGCAAAGACCTCACTATACCAGGACACCATCATCCCGGAGGCTCAAAGGTGGGCACAGGCTTTCAGTAAGTTCTTTAATACAGCAAAGAACGGCTTTGAGATATCGATATCCTTTGATCATCTACCCATATTTCAGAAGAATGAAAAGGAGAAAGCGGATGCTTTCCTTGCCCAGGTAAATGCAAATACCCCTCTACTCGAAAAGAATATCATCACCCTGAATCAATATCTCACCAGACTGGACCTTGAAACAAGGGGTCCGGATGGAGATAAGTTCCTGAGTGAGATTCAGTCAGTGCCATACGCTTTAAAACTCGGTGTCGGTGGCACTCAGGCATTACAGGCCATTCTTTCTGATCCGAATATTGCAGATGCAAGAAAGCGGAGTATTCTAATTGTGATTTTTGGGTTAAGCGACAGCGAGGCCACACAAATAATCTCAGCAGCATGACAACACAGCCGGAACCAAAGCCAGTGTTAACCCCTGATCAAAAGGAAAAGCTCATCAGGGAAAAGCAAATAAAGAAAATTGAACGCCAAACAGTCAACAAATGATACCGGAATTCAAAACAAGGGATGAACTTTTCAAGTGGTTAAGGGAAAACAAAACCCTGATGATTACTCAGAAAAAGGCCGTGACCAAGTTCACAGACCCATTGCAAATGCAGTTCTTTGAAATCGGCAAGGCATCCGGCCTGTATATCCCAAAGTCACAGGGTGATCAGAATCCGGATGACCTTGGATCACTGCTTGCAAAGTTGGCCATCAACACTACAAACATACTTGACAGCCATTCAGATGTTCACATCCCGGGGTTATGGAACAAGAGCCTGAAAGAGCGCAAAGACATCTACCTTCTGAAAGAACACAAGCTGCAGTTTGAGAACATCATTGCAGACGATGTGAAAGCCAGTGCCATGAAAATGACATGGAAAGAACTCGGGTTCAAGTTCGATGGAGAGACAGAGGTATTGATCTTTGATGCAACCATCGACAAGAGCCGGAACGAATATATGTTTGACCAGTACGCAAAAGGACGGGTTAAGCAGCATTCAGTTGGAATGCAGTATGTAAAGCTATTCCTATGCATGAACTCAGAGAGCAAATGGGATCAGGAAGAGAAAGCCAATTGGGATAAATATATCTCACAGGTCATCAACAAAGCAGTGGCAGAGGAACAGGGTTATTTCTGGGCTGTCACTGAGGCAAAGGTAATTGAAGGTAGTGCAGTTCCCCTTGGGAGCAACTACGCTACCCCTGTTATATCGATTGAGCCGGTGAACTCCACTCAGTCAACAAAAGGAGCCGAGCCGGTAAATGAGCCACTCGATTTCGGAAAACTTGCGCTTGCCATCAAATCATCAACTAACTAATTCATTCAAACATGAAAAAGCTATTTTCAATCCTGCTGATCATGTCGCTGGCCTTTGTGGCATCGGCACAGATAAGCATGAACTTCACACCGGCAAGCAATGACAGCCTTGTCGGGGCCGTGACAAAGTATTGCACTTTGGCAAAGCCCATCACTTTCCAGTATTCTGCAGCTATCGAAGTGTACCTCACTACCTCAGTAGGGGCAAATGACAGTACACAGGTAACGGTTCAGGGCTCAATGGACAATTCAACCTGGTATGACATCAATGTCGGTACTCCGGTTGTGACAGGTTCCGGAGCAGTCAGGACCAACAAAGTCTATGCAACCATCGGTGCGGCCAATGGAGGGGTTCTATTTCAGCCTACATGGTTCCTTGCACCTCCATATGTCCGATTGAAGCTGCAGCACTTTGTAGCTGCTACATCGGCAAAGATTACCAGGGCAAGGATTTATCTGAAAGCAAATTAAAGTTACTTACTCAAATCGAATTGTAAAATGAAAAAACTGAAAGAAAAAAGGATGTGGAAACTCCGGATATTGGCCGGTATCATCCTGTTATTTGTGGCCGGAATCTCGTTTGCCACATCACCGCAAAAGGCGCTTGGCGCAATTGCCATGACCTCTATTGTTGTAGGCTCTGTTACCCTTGAGGGGAAAGAAGCTGAAATGTACACCGCCCTTATGGAATCAATCCAGAAAGAAGTTGAGAAGCATAACAAAGGCTATATCACTGAAACAAAACTGATGGAAACCATTGTCGCAAAGTTGAATGAATCAAAGATCAAAATTGCGGATGATGAGGATTTTAAGGCTCTTAAAACGGCTCTCGAGGCTCAGGGATTGATTATAAAAGGAATTAAAGAATCCGGAGCAGGTCAGCCATCAAATAAGTCACTCGGACAGCAGTGGAAAGACCTTGTTGTTGGTGAGAAGAAAAGCTCATGGGATAACTTCCGTTCAAACAAAGGTGAATTTGAGGTTACTGTAAAGGTTGCGGCCAATATGTTGCCGTCGACAAACTTTACCGGCACTATTCCACAGGCTGAACGTGAAGCCGGATTAACCGATGTAGCACGTGAACAGAGGTTTATTATGAACATTGTGGGTACAACTCCGACAACTTCACCGACCATTGAGTATGTGGAAAAAACCAACCCGGATGGCACCGCTTCATTCGTTCTGGACACCGCAGCATTTACACAGGTTGACTTTGATCTGGCAGTTGCCACATCAACCGCGAAGGATGTAGGTGCATTCATCACCGTTCATGAGAATATGCTCAATGACATTGATTACATCGCAGGTGAGATCGACAGGGAATTGACCTATCAGATCATGTTGGAAGCCGACAAGAAGATCCTTTCAGGGGATGGCTTGAATGCAAACCTGAAGGGTATCACTGTATTTGCTCCATCCGGATTCTCTCTGACCAGTATTTCAGTTATGGACCCGAATATCGGTGATGTTATCCTTGCCAGCATTTCACAGATTGAGATTCTTGGATTCAACCAGGCTCCATCGATTGTGATTGAGATGAACCCATCGAGCTATAATGAGCTCCTTTCCGTAAAGGATAAAAACGGGCAGTATGTAAGGCATCCGCTGTTGTCTCCTGATGGCAACTCATTTGCCGGTTATCCTATCAACAGGACATCATTTATTACTGCAGGTGACATCCTTGTCTTTGACAGGATGAAGGTTCATACCAAAATCCTTCAGGGTATCACCCTTGCAATGGGTTACAACCTGACAGGTGAATTCACCAAGCGACTTCTGACCGTCCGCGGTTACATGAGACTGCATAACTACATCAAAGCAAACGATGTTAACTCTTTCGTTTACGATACAATCGCCGACATCAAGGCTGCAATAACCGCAACTTAACCAAAACCCAAAAACAGATGAAAATCGAGAAAGACAAAATCACCTTCACACCTACGAAAAAGGTTGAAGTAATGGCAACTGAAAAACACCCCGGGGGAAAAGGTCCAAGAAAAGTACCGGCCCACATGGTTGATCACCTTGCTTCAAAGGGAATGATTGAGAAACCCAAAAAATCAGAAAAGTAAATGCAGGTAGATTCAACATATTTTGTTGGTGAAATCCTCATTCCAAACCTGACGGGTACGGATTTAGTCAGCACCGGGAATGTGGCAGAGGTAACCAGGTTCATTACCAAATATGAGCCTGAATACCTTACCCATGTTCTCGGGGCTGATCTGTATGCCGCATTTGAGGCCGGATTACTTGTAACTCCAACAGTGGAACAACGCTGGAAAGACTTACAGGCAAAAATCAGAATCTATAACAGTAGTGCTCATGTATCACCTGTCGCTGATTATGTTTACTATTTCATTGAGCTTGACCGGACAACATCCACAGGTCAGATGGGACAGGTAAAGGTAAAAAACGAGAACGGTGAGACTGTTTACAACACTGCCAAGATGCTGAAGGCTTACAATAATGCAGTCCGGAAAGGTCAGGAAATACTTGATTGGGTGATTGAGAACATTGAAGATTACCCGGAATTTGACCAGGCACATCAGTATGAGTTAATCACACTGAACAACTTTGGAATATGAGCGCACCTGTAATAGTTGATAAAATCGGTTTGGTTGCCATAGAGACATCGAAAGCTCTTTATGAGGACTCTGATAGGCTCAACTATATGCACGGACACCCATTAGAAATTACCGGGAGTCTCGCAAAAATGACTCAGAACCCAACAGCATCTGCCGGGAAATATCCCCTGATTGCACTTTTTCAGGATTTTGAAGAGGTGAATGATGGTGATTTTCTCAGGCTCAGGCTGAATCTGATTATTGCAACACTGACAGAGCAGACTTTATTGTCATCTGAACGCTATGCAAGGTCATTCATTCCAACACTTTACCCGATTTATGACCGGTTCATTTATGATTTATCCCGTTCAGGATTCTTTCAGGAGTCATCTGTAAGGGATATAAGGCATACAAAGATTGACCGGTTGTTCTGGGGCCGTAATGGTCTCTATGGTAATGAAGGGAACGTCTTTAATGATTACATCGATTGCATCGAATTGAAAGACTTGAAATTAAGTTACAAACTCAAAAAATGTTAAAGCCATGGCTTATGAAATAAATAATCCAGGATGTGCCGTAACATCGGGGGCAAACACCGGAACACCCGGATGTGCATTTGTTCCTGATAAGATTGTTGGCGCCATCCTGATTCCGAAAAACAAGATCATCCTGACTGCCGATATTCCTGACATTATCGCAGAGCTTCAGGCAATGACACTGGCTGCTGTTGCAGACAGGGCCTATCCTATCTTCAGGTTTGAGGAAATTACCGACAATTCGGAGGATTTGACTGTGTCAACCTTTGGTTATGGTGGTAAGGGTATTGGCAAAGAAGGCCGTTATGACTGGACCTTCCGCATTGTTGCCGGTGGCCTGTGTCATCAGAACAACCTGCGCAAGTTCAACGGAACCACAATGAAGGTTCTGCTTGTTGACTCTGATAATGTCATTTACGGGACATCTGTTGCAACCGGGCTTCAGGGGTTAACCCTTGATTTCTTCTATGCCAAACCATGGAAGGCCGCGGACGGGACCAACACTGCCATGTTTGAGGTTCGCTTTGCCCTTGCCAAACCCAAGGAGCTGAATGAGAACGTGGGTTATGTGAAGGTTGATGAGGATGTTGAAGAAAATGTCAAGGGTCTCCTTGACATCGAATTGTACCAGCTTGCTGTTGCAGTAGGTAAGGCTACAATAGGGATCCGGACTGCTTGCGATAAAACAGACATCTACGGAACCTTTGAAACACCACTGGCAGCCGGTGGATTGTGGACCTGCATAGGGCCAACCGGTGCAGCTGTTTCCATCACTTCTGTTGCCGCGAATGACACCCTTGGCGGATGGGATGTGAACTTTACCGGGACCGGTGTTCACACTATCGGCCTGACCACTCCTGCACTGTTGGCCGCTGCTCACATCGGTGAAGCCCCGGACAATGGG